TCCTCTTCAAGAGTGTTGGTCTTGACCGTGCTCAACGCATGGCCGCTTTTCTTCTAGATAGTTATTTGATATTGATTATTTTGAGTGATGGTCACAGGAGTTTGAGTCAAGTCGACGCCTACGGCGTCTCCGACATTGGCGGTGGCCGACCTGCCGTCGGCCCTTGGGCTGGAGCACCCGCGCGCTCCCTTCGGTCGCTCATCGCTCCTTCGTCGCACCCTCCGCTTCGCTACGGGGCTCCAAATTAGATAGACATTCAACCAGTGTTGTGTAGGGGTAGGGTTTAGTCACTACCTTCGTTACACTTCGGTGCTCCTATTTCTATTAGGGGTAGGGTTGAAGTACTTAGTGACATATAGATGTCATTATATGTTATTCACTTTACTGACGTATAGTGACGTATAGATGTTATACGTTGTGTGGTACACATACGTATACATACAAACTCCTATATAGTATCTATTTATCTTGGATACTCTATACTATAGTGGACCTAAGTGGTTACCATCCCCCTCTGTAAGGGGGGGACGAAGTGGATGGAAAGTGGACGGGTACAGTACGAGGGTACGTAACCTTCTCATTTCTCAACTTGCCGAGTAACCCGCAAGTGTAACCATGGACCCCAGCACTTCGAACGTCGTACTCCTCCGGATGATCGAGTTCATGCAGGCAGAGGTCGACGCTGCCCGACGTGAAGCCGAGCGAGCGCAGAATATCGTACATGCCCAGCAGTCGGTGATCAAGTCGTTGACCGATGACCTGTCAACTATGAGAGATCGGAACACCGATCTTACCAACGCGGGTGAGATCATCAGCCGGGCGTCTGACGAGATGTACCAGATGAGTCGCGAACTATACGGGGTAGCAGTCCTGAACCAGGAGCAATGGTCATGGTACTACCGTGCCATGCTCCGTGCGGACGTGGGATACGCGATACTCCACGGTGCTCAGTTCGTGGACCTGACGACCGAGGAAGAGACGGAAGAAGAAGAAGAAGAAGAAGCGGTGAGTAGAGGAGAGATGGAGGTCTAATGCGATTAGAACCCAATACAAATATACTGATAATTATCAGATTCAGAATCAGATTCAGATCTGTGTCTGATACTGAGTTTATTTATTAAAATTCATCATGAACTCCTACTGGAGGTAACGGGATATCGGCAGGGTTACTGTATGGTGGAGCATCCCTCATAGGGAAATCACCATCATCTCCCAGACCGTACCCTCTCATGCGATTACGAGCCAAGATCTGAGCACGCGCATCGGCTCGTAACTCCTGCACAACCTGATGAGATGTCACAACTCTGTGATCATCTTGATAACGAGACGGGTGTGTGTTCCGGCTTTCGCCGGTACGAACACGTGTCTGTCCCGCAGGTCGATAACGTACAGGAGCAGGGTCGTCGTCTAATTAATAGCAAGACGGTTAGGATTAGCGTTAACACCAGGAATGCCGCCTGTTCCAGTCACGGCATTATACGCGAGTTGAGCTCCGGTCATTGCCGCGGCATGACCTACTCGCTGCAGCAACGGAACAGCGACGCCGTTAAAAACTTGCGTACCTGCCGCTGCCGCGCCTCGAGCAAGAGCATCAAGTCCATGTTGGATATAACTATCCTGACCAGCTTCAGTGTGGGCGAAATCACCCTCACTTTGCATGGATGAAACTGCTGACATAGTCCCGGGACTATTAGGAGCAGCTTGAGTTCCGATTACGAAACTATCCTTCTTCGGCAATGCCTCCGAAAGGAAGATATGTTCGAACGACAACGGTTGCGTAGACGCAGTACCGTTCTCAACCATGACCACAATAGTGGCCCATGATAGGAACATATTCAACCACTGAGGTGTAACAGTCGTTGCACTGGAAACAGTACTGCCGGCTGGAGACGATCGAGGATCATCGTAACGAAACGCTGTTTCGTCAATCCACTTGTTGATAACCGTTAGTGGAGTCTGGGTTAAACTGGAAAGCGTAAAACGCTTGTAATGAGCCAAACCAGTCATCTCGTTTACAGTAGTTGGGAACGAGAAGTTGGTAGTTGCCGCGTCGTTCCAACGGGACTCAACGGACAACCCAATATGCACAAAACCAGTCGCGGTTGTAGACGCCAAAGCGGAAGACAATCGGACGGCATGTGCAACTGGACGGATAGCTTCCATAGAGGCGATCACATTCGTATAATTACGACGTGTCTGAATAGAAGCAACAGGCCAACTAAGAACGCCTGCGGCGTTAGTTGCCTGCAAATAAGCACTGCGATAACTTGGTAGAAACGCAATAGCGCCAAGAGTTTCACCAGCCCCGAGGGCCATGTTGACTTGGTCGACGTCTTGGTTAGCCAAGCTTGGCATAGTGTTAGAATCAGGGATTTTAGCACCGATGGCCCGAGGTTCGAATGGATCGAGCTGGGCCAATGCAAACTTAGCAGACGGTGTTAGTTCCTGTGGACAAACACATGGTTTCTGACGAGTACGTGTGCGAGTTCGAGTTTTCGCAATACGACGACGTGGCCGACCTGAAGGACGAGCTGCACGTCGTGTACGACGACGGGTAGTTGGAGCACGGCGATACACCATGTTGTCTGAACAGATTCTTTTCAACTGGACTTGTGTTCAGTTGTTCTTTTTCAACAATGATGGTGACTGACGTGCGAAGAATATAAGTCAAGTAAGAGCAGCTGTGCAGCTGCGTTTGGGCCAGGGCCAGAAGCCTACTAGGTAATAATAGGGAGGCCTTGCGACCCAAGTCTCCCTTCGCCTTCGGCGGCCTAGTAGGCTTCATTCTGCAATATGCAAAGCCAAGATCCAAAGGTCCGCGGTTGGGTGTTCACACTCAACAACTATACGCCATTCCATGAAACTCTGCTGCAATCTATCGATTGTCAGTACATCGTCTACGGAAGAGAGATGGGAGAGTCGGGTACACCCCACCTCCAGGGCTACGCGTACTTCACACAGCCGCAACGACGTTCGCGGTTGTCGCGCATCATTCCTAATGCGTACTTGGCGCCGCGCAACGGGTCTCATGACCAGGCTCGCGAATATTGCATCAAGGACGGGAACTTCTTCGAGCGAGGAGAACCTCCTCTCCCAGATAAGGAACGAGCTCAGAGAAGTGGAGCAGCTACCGCCGCGAAATGGAAGGCAATCAGAGACCAGGCAGCCAATGGAGACATGGGCTGGTTGGCGGAGAATCACCCCAAGGAGTTCGTTCTCTACAAGCCAAGATTGGAGTCCCTCTACGCCCCCATCACTGGGCCGCTCGATGGGGAGCTACTTCACGAATGGTGGGTCGGTCCTTCGGGCAGTGGCAAGTCCAAGACCCTCTGGGATCTATACCCCGACCATTTCGCCAAGTCTATCAACAAATGGTGGGACGGATACCGGCACGAGACGGTTGTAGCCATCGAAGAATGGTCTCCAGACTCGAACCTAACTGCTCAGTCTCTCAAGAAATGGGCTGATCGTTATCCTTTCACTGGGGAGATCAAGGGGGGGGTGCTCCAAAAGCTTCGTCCAAAGAAGATCATTGTGTTATCCAACTATACGTTGGAACAATGCTTCACAAGGCAGGAGGACTTGGCACCGCTTCAGCGACGCTTCACGGTAGTCCAATTTCCAGAACACGTGCAACGCGCAAACTTTCGCGCCGCATGGTTCAATGCGCCACCAGAGGATGACGACATGGAAACTGCAACTGAAGACTCTTCGGTACTGACTGAAGATGACCTGGCTGATATTGACTTAGGAACTATTTTCGACCTTTAATACGATCAGCTCTACGCTCGTCACTTCGTTCCTCTTCAAGAGTGTTGGTCTTGACCGTGCTCAACGCATGGCCGCTTTTCTTCTAGATAGTTATTTGATATTGATTATTTTGAGTGATGGTCACAGGAGTTTGAGTCAAGTCGACGCCTA